CAACCCCGTGCCAGCAAGCCCACCGAACCGCCCGTAGGCCTGATTAATTGCCTGCTCCAGCATCTGCGGCCGGAACTGGCCGAGTGCGGCTTGGATGTTGCCGCCCCGCAGCCCACCAGTGGCAGACGCACGCGACAGCAGGGCCTCCTCGCCCTGCCTGACGCTTTCTTGGAAGCCGGGTGACCCGGAGATAGCCTCGACGGCTGCGCGTTGCGCCTCGGGGCCGCTGAGGCCCGCCAGAGCCGCTTGTTGCTCATAGGCCCGTTCGCCACCAGTGATGTAGGGTGCGAGCCTGCCGAGTGCGACTTCGCCGGCCTGCCGATACGGGGCCAGCATCCGCTGAAGTTCGTCGAACTGACGGCGCCGTTCAGCGATTCCAGCTTGCGAGGCACCAGCCTGGATGCCTGCGGCTTCCTCGGCCGCGTCAGCTTGTAGCAGGCCGCCGAGTAGCTGCGACCCACCCAAAACCAGCATCTGCGTGAAAAAGTCCACTTCAGCCTCCTATGTGGCCGCTGGACGCCGGGAACTCAGCGCCGCAATTGTTGCACATCAGGTGATCTCCCTCCCCGACACCCGCAGCGTCAGCGCCGTGGCAGCGGAGGCGATGGTCGAAATGAACTGACCGGGCTCCAGCGTCTGGCCCACCAGTTCCGGGCACAGGTAAGCCTCACCCGGCACGACGGTTTTGTCGTCGATGATCAGGTTGGAATTCCCGGCAGACCCGCCGCTGTTGACAAGGTTCACCGAGAACGTGCGGTTCACGCTGTCGGTATTGGTGACGGTGGCCTTGTCGATGATGGCCTTTACGGCGGTGGCGGTGTATTGCGTGGTCTGCGTGGCTTGCATCTGCAAAGGCGCGACCAGGACTTTCGGAGTGACGGCCATTATTGGAACCCCTGGATGTTGTTGCTGACGGTCAGGATGATAGACGGCACGGCAGGATGAACACCTGTGGCAGCAAACGCCGCCATCTCGGCATTCGTGTTTCCGACCTCCCACATGACTTCGAGATAGTCAGATGCTTTCATGTCAACCAGCAGGTTGAAAGCCTGCAATATTTCAGACTGATTGTTCTGGATGTTGAGATATATCGCGCTGTTTGGAATGTCGGTTCCGTTCTTGCGGAACCACGCCCAGACTTCGTGGTTTGATCCGCCCGCGCTGTCAAACTGCATCGACACCTGGAAGTTGTAAATGCCCTCGGTGTCTACCTCGATTTCGCTGGTGCTCGGGCTGCGCAGGCGCACACCGACGCTGATGTCGGTCGTGTTGAAAACCACGGGCGCGGCGACGTTGGCGGTGCCTTGCGTCTGCGTCGCCGTGTTGTAGAACTGCCCGTAGCGCGCCCGCTTGAACTCGCGCGGTGGTGGCAGGCATTGCAGGCCCTGCACGGCATCTGCCAGCGCCTGCAGCAGCGTCAGGGCCTGCTGCGCCTTGTTCTCTGCCGAGGCCACGGCCACCGCTGTTTCCTGCCCCAGCGTGGTGACGGTATCCAGCGCCTGCGTGGCTCGGCTCTCTGCCGTGGTGCAGCACACCGCAGCAGCCTGGGCAAACTCCGCAATTTGCCCCAGCGCCTGGATGGCCTTGGCGTCAGCGTTTGCCGCCAGCGTGAAAACCTCGTTCACGAAGTCGGGCGCGATGGCATCGACCGTCGAAAACAGCTTCTCAAACTGCCGGATCTGCTCGTGATCCTTCAGGAACGTGGCGAGTTGATCCCGCGTGAGGTTCAGGCGTGTGGTGGCCATGTCAGTACGCCAGCGGCTCGATCTGCGCCTCTAGGGCCACGGAGCCAATGTGCGCCGCGCTATCGCCCCGGAACCGCTGCATCCTGCGCTGCCGCATGAAACCCTGCCTGCGCCAGACGAGACGCTTCGTGCGGTTGCCGATGGTGCCTACAGTAATGGATTGATCCTGCCCCCAGGCCACGCCGTCCAGCGAATAGGACGTGCTGATCTGCGGGTTCTGGCCCACGGCCACGCTGCCGGTGAGCGCGACCAGTTCCAGTTCGTGGACCACTGCGCCCTTGGCGCTGTTGTAGACGATGGGCGTGGCGAACTCCCACCGCACCGTGCTGCCCCAGTGCGACCCGATGTTGTCCACCAGATAGCCCACGGCCGACGATTGCGGATCGCCTACCAGCCACTTGTCGTAGCACCAAACGAGGTTCTGCGCCCGGTATCTCGAGAAGCCGACCAGCGTCGACGTCAACACTGTCCAGACCTGCTGCTTCAACTCTGTGCTCGCCGCCGCGTCGTAGACGATGGTGCGGTCAGGCAAGTGCAGGTACAGCAACTGGTGCGAGCGGTAGTTGCGCGCTTCCATGCGGCACTGCGCCAGTTGCGCCTCGGTGTAGCTGGCCAGCAGCTTGTCGATGTCCTGCGTGCTGATCTTCTGCGTGCTGGCGTTGCCGCCCAGGTAGATCGCAGGCTCCTCGTTGAAGCCGCCGCCAAGGAAGGCGATGGACTCCAAGAACACGCAGCAGGTGTGCGTGCCGATGGTGCCTTTTTCGATCTGCGCGCCAGTGATCAACTGGAACGGGAAGCCCGAGCCACCCACGTTGTCGAAGGCCTCGATGGTGTGCCGGTTTAGCGCATAGACCTCGTTGCGCACCTTCAGTAGAGCCTTCACCGGGTCCGGGTCGACCTCACTGCTGCCGTACTTGAACGGGTCCACTGCGAGCGGGTTGGTCAGGTCCGTGACCACCAGAAACTCGCCGTCCGTGGTCATCCAGTAGCCGTCCACCCACACGACATCCAGCACCGTGCCGAGATCCGGGTCGGTATTCTGCGTCAGCGTCGCAGCCACGGGGTCCCAGAAGAACAGGTTGCCATTGCTCGCAATCCCCAGCAGGTCAAACGAGTAGTCCAGCGTTACCTGCTGGCCGTCGTTGCCCACGTCGCCCAGCACCGTCACCGTGCCCGTGTTGCTGACAGTCACTAGCTTGGAGCCCATCACCCGGTAGCACACGCCGTTCCAGTTGATGCCGCCCCGATCCGTGCCCGGGCCAGTGCCGTTGCCCACGATCCCGTCTGCTGGCCGCAGATACACCGCGCTCGCGCCCGAAGACATCGGCACGACGAGTTGGTTCACCGGATAGCTGGTGCGCAGATCCGGTGAGGTGTCGGCGAAGATGCCTGAGACGATGGGGAGTTGCATGGTTACTTCTTGGCCTTGTTTCGGGCCGAGATTTTCTTGGCCTTGGCCTGTGCGTCAGCTTTGCTTGACGCACCCCAGGCTTTCAGACTGAGCAGCAGCCTGGTCGGCTCGCCGTTTTTGTACTCAGGGCCGGGGTTGTTTCCCATGCGTGCCAAAAACGACGCCCTGCGTGGGTTGTCGCCGGACTTGACAGGCGGTTTGATGTTCTGGCCTGCAGCCTTCAAGCTGGCGCGACCAGCAGCATTCAAGCCGCCCTTGGGGTTCTGCCCCTCCTTGCGCTGCCATGCCGGTGTTTTCATCTGAACATCGCAACCTTGGCAGCCACCTTCTTGGGCTGCTTGACGAACTGCTTGCCGGTAGCCATCAGGTATCCACCACTTTGATAACGGCAAACCGTAGGACTATTGCTTCTGCAAGGTTACCAGTAGTTATGTTTCGCACATTGATGTTTGCAGTGCCAATGCCACATGAAGCATTGAACGTGTAAGAGCCTAGCGTTCCACCCGTGATGTGGTTAAAAACAATGATGTCACCGGCCTCGATGGTGCTGTTGGTCATCGTAAAAGTCACAGTGGTGTCAGCATTTAAATTTGCCGCATCCATCGTAATCTGGCCGCAAGACTTGTTCAGCACCACAGTCGTGGCCTTGCTGGTGGCTTGCAATACACCGCCGCCTGCGCCTACTGCGTAGCCTTGTTTGCCAGTTCCGGTGATGACCTGATTGCCTGTGGTGGATAGGCTTGTTCCTGTTGCTGCACCAATAACTGGTGCCACCAAAGTGGGAGTGTTGGCAAAAACTGCTGCCCCTGTGCCTGTTTCATCTGTGAGTGCAGCCGCTAAGTTTGCGCTCGATGGTGTTGCTAAAAAGGTCGCTACGTTTGCGGCCAGACCCGATACACCAGTTGCAATCGGCAAGCCTGTGCAGTTGGTAAGCGTTCCTGACGTTGGCGTGCCAAGAATCGGAGTGACCATCACCATGCTAGTGCTTGTGCAGGCGCTGATGTTGCCGCTGGTCACTGTACCCAGCACAGGCGTTACAAAGGTTGGGCTGGTGTTAAACACCAAAAGACCAGTGCCGGTCTCATCGGTCATTGCCGCCCGTAAGTTAGCACTGGTTGGATTAGTCAACCATGCAGCGATACCCGCCGCCAAAACTGTCTCAGCGTTGATGTTGTACCAAGAATTTGTGGGCTGATAAAAGCGATAAACAGCAGCACATCCCGCGCCCAAAGCTGTGACCGCGCCATAAATAGCAGATGCACCGTTCAGGGCAATGGTCAGCGAGGTGATTTCTTGCGTTGAGGTAATGAGCACCGTAGTGCCGTCAGGCGTGATGGTGTTCAGCGGCAGCGTGATCGTGCCCGTGGCCAGCGTTCCGGCAGGTTGAAGCAGCATCCACTGCTGCTGCGACACGGGCGTGGGCACGGGGATGGAAAACCCGGTGCCAGGCGTGTAGATGTTCGTCGCCAGCGTGGGCGCGGCGAACGTCTGCTGGAAGAACGCCAGCAGGGTGTTCAGCGACATGCGCCGCGCATCGCCGTTGTTGGGCGTGTAGACCGCCAGTTGATCGCCGAGCGAGGCCTGGGAGACGACTGGGAGTTGGTAAATCTGCGGCATGGTGCGGCCTCAGTTGTATTCGATGACGCCATCCGGACCCGAAAGCACAGGGTCCACCGGTGGGCGAATGAACGGGTCGTCGTACACACGCCATGGCTTGTTTCCAGCGCCAGACGGAAGAGTACGAGGAAATTGTTGCTGCGGCGGCATCGTCGCACGAGACAGCAATGTGTTGTACGCCTGCTTGGCAATCATCATCGTCTGCGGCATGATGGACTTGCCATACGACGCCGCGATGCGAATGCCCAGGTTGCAGATGATCGCCTCGTTGGCGCTGTCAGGCACCTCGGACTCGGCGTTGATGTCGCTATCTTGGGGGGATCCAGGAATTGGATATCCCAGGCGAATGCCCTTGGCGTTCCACTCGGCCATCATGGCATCGAGCCGGCGCAAGGCCTGCTCCAGATCCTGCGGCTGGAGGTCGAACACATACGACGCCAAGCCGATCTCGGCGAATGCGGTCTCAACGAACTGGCGCTTGCTGTATCCCACAGGTCACCTCTTCTTGGCGGTCTTCGCGGACCCGCGGAAAGCCTTGGCCGTCGGCGCGCCTTTGGTGCCGACCTTGCGCATCTTCTCGCCAGAGCCTTCTGCGATGCGCTTGCGCTTGGCTGCGATATTCGCGTACAGGCCGGGTTTGGAAGCCTTCATGCTACCTACCCCTTACTTGCGCTTCATCGGGGCCTTGGAGGGCTTTCCAGCGGCTTTGGCGGCCTTCCTGGCAGTGCTCATGGCAATGGCCACCGCTTGCTTCTGCGGCTTGCCCGCCTTCATCTCCTTGGAGATGTTCTCGCTTATGGACTTCTTGCCGTAACCCTGTTTCAGTGGCATGGTGTGCTCCAGATGTGAAAACGCGGGCGGCAGCTCGTGACCACCGCCCGCGCAGGTTGCATTGCCTTGCGTCAGGCGATGCGGTAGGTGGCGAAGGTGTCGGCCGCCGTCTTGTAGGTGCGGAACCGGGCGCTGGAGGTAATGGCAACGACGGCATTGCCGTTGATGTTGTTCCCCGACGTGGCGTTGGTGATCGTCACCGTGTTGGAGCCGGTGGACAGGTTGACCAGCACCCAGTCGAAGTACTCGCCCACGTCGAACTGCGCCGCCAGATCCATGTCAGCGCCGTTGGGCAACAGCACGGCAATGGTGGCGCCCGTGGTCTGGGTCGTGGTGATCAGGCCCGACATGACCTTCGCCGTCGTCAGCGTAGCGGCCGAGTTCTGCGTAGTCGGCGTGGCCTGATAGTTCACGCCGGCGACCACGGGGGCAATGCCGACCTGATACGCCACTTCGGCAGCGCCGGCTTCGATCACCAGCGTCGCGCCAGAGGCGTAAGGCCCCAGCACCTCGTAGCCGGTGAACGTTGCTTCCAGATCGTTCTGGGTCGGGTAGTTGGGATAGCCGACCTGTTCGAAAACGGTCGTCTCGGTCAGGCTGTTCAGAGCGATGCTCTGGTTAGCGGTCAGCGTCACGGTGGCGGTGCCCTGCGACGCAACGATGGAATTGGACATGATGTGATTCCTTCAGAAGTGGTTGCGACACGGGCCGGTATTACCCGGCCCGTTGGTCATCAGGGAGCCGTCTGACCGAAGATCAAGATGCCGGACATCTCGGGCTGCTTGTTCACGACGCCGAACAGCGTATCGAGACGATACTTGGTCTTCATCGTGTTGATGTCGTACTGCTTCTGCATGACCAACTCGATGCCCTGGTCGGTGCTGGCGCGCATCACTGCGGCACCCGCATCGGTCGGAACCGCATAGCGGCCCGGCAGGATCTCGAGAGCGTCCTTCTGCCAGAAGCAGTTGATCGGCGCAGCGGTGTTGTTCAGGCGGCTGATGGTCGCACCGGAGGCCGGCGTCACCACGCAGTTCTGATACTGGAGTTCAGCGTCAGAACCACCCTGGGCCGAAATGATCGGAGGCGTGATCACCGAGGTGGTGGAAGTCAGGCGCTGAACGATCCGGAAGGTCTTCAGCTCGCCCGTGTCGGCCTTGGTGATGTGATGCACCGCGTTAACGCCGCTGATCGTGATCGCATCGCCAGCAGCCAGTTCCGTCGTTACCGCGCTGTGCGTGATCGTCTGGAAGCGGTTGTCGACGTTGCTCGACTCACCAGTCGACGCGACCGTGGTGGCCACCGGAACCCAGTAGTTCGCGGCCGAGGCGCGGGTGTCAATCGTCGGGTCCGAGCCGCTGGCCGCACGGATGCGGTTGGCGTAATCGAACTTGTACGTCATGAACCCAGCCACGTCGCCGACAAAGCCCTTGCGGTAGGCATCATCGGAGACCTTGTTGCCGAACGAACGGGTTGCCACAGCCAGGTTGCCGGCCATGCCGTTGTAATCCCGCGAGGACAGCGCCAGGTAGCGGTCGAACTGCTGGACGCCCTGCTCGTTCATGATCGTGTCGCACAGCGCCACATCGTCGTAGTCGCCCGCAGCTGCGAAGGTGCGAACCACTAGCGAGCCCTGCAGGGCCGCGACGTTCATGATTGCCAGGTTGATGTCGCTGGCGAGCTTCTGCTTGGCAGCATCGCCGAGACGACCTTCTTGCAGCGCGTCGCGCATCTCCAGCGACGTCATCGTCCAGGGGACGGACTTGGAGAAGCCAAGCGTGGCCGGGACGGTGAGCTGGGTGAAGTCGGTGAAGTTCAGCGACTGATCGGTGCCGTCGAACGACTGGGCGATGTACGGCTGCGGACGCCAGATGACGTTGTTGGTCCGCTCCATCATCGTACCGTCGGTGCGGTACATGCTGACGTTCTTGGAGAGCACAAGAGCGTCGTTGAAGCCTTCGAGGATGTCCTCGAACGCAACGCGCTCTTCCTTGGAAAACGAATTGGCCATGATGGCTCCTGAGAATGAATGAGTGAACGATTGCGGCTAGGGCCGCGCCTGATTACTCACCAGTTGGAGCCGGCGGACGCTCATGGGGTGTGCTCTGCCGATTTCTGGCTGGCGAGACCTGCACTTGGCGCGAATGTATCACATCCTGCGCCAGGTGCAATAGGTCAGCGGGCCTTTGCTTTGAGTTGCTGCTTGTAGCGGTAGACCTTGGAATAGTCCCCCGTGCGCTCGGCCTCTGCCCGCAGGCGGTCGAGGTTGCTGTCCACAGTGCCGCTGATCGGTGCGGTGCTGCGGATTGCGCCTTCGGGCGGGGGCGGGGTTTTCTTGGGTGCGACTTTCAACTGTGCCTCCAGTTTCGCCACAGCGAATGCGAATTTGACGGGGTCGGTGATGGCCGCCAGTTCCTTGGCCTTCTTGGGGTTCTTGCCGAGCGCGTAGACCACCATTGCCGGGTTGTCCGCGCCTTGCAGCAGCACGCCCTGCTGAACAGTGTTCAGCGCCTCCTGCACAGTAGCTTCCGCGTCTTCGTAGTCGCGGACCTTCAGTGACTGTTTGGCGGTGCCGTATGCCTCCAGCTTGTCTTGCCATGCCTGCATCTG